TCAGTCAGTCGTTTGCTGACCGTTGATGCCGTCGTGCGCGTCGTCTGATCGGGCGTCTGTCAGTCGGACGCCCGCCCACTCGAAGATCTCGCGGATCTTAATGATCTGAGCGCGGAGGTAATTGACTGCGGTCTCGGAGCCGTTGGAGAAGCCGTTCACCGTACCGAAGAAAGCGGCGGAGAGGATAGGGACCATACGGACGCACCACTGGATGACTGTGCTGAAAGAAGGGTCGACTATGAAGCTGACTGCGATAACTCCGGAGAGGAGGGTAACGCAGAGGCGGGTGATCACGTTAAGTCGGTAATCGCGGCGCTGACGCGCCTTAGATGAGAAGCCGAACGGGCGGTCGCGCCCGGCGGTATCGCCGTCGTTAAGGAGGATCATATTCTTATTCAATTTGATACCGCGGGCGCGGTCGCAGCGTACGACGGCGCGGACAGCGTAAGGGGAGAGCGAGAACTCGCGGCGCAGGCGGAGGGCGGACTTACCTCGATACTTTTCCATATAGTCGTCATAGGAGATACCGACCTCGGCGAGGAGTCCCTCTCGGTACTCGGAAAGTTCACGGCGAACGTACTGCCCGCAGAAGTCAGCGACGCGGTCGGAGAGTCCGGCGCTGAATAGCAGGTCGCGCAGGCGGTCATACTCGGCGTAGGAAGAGAGGTACGCGGCGGTACTTTTTCCTTTTTCGAGCCCGACTGCGTAGCGGTTGCGATAGACGAGGGTAGCGATGACGTAGAGCAGGGATACGAGGAGGGTAAGATTTCTTACAGACGAGAGGTTGAGCGACACTTCGCCGAGCGAGATGACCGCGGCGACGGCGACGGCGGCGAAAAGTGTGATATCGGCAGTCGGAAGAACGAGGCGATCCTTCCTTGCGGAAGGATCGCCGGTCCTTGCGAAGCTGCCGCCGATGTCTATTTTATCCACGGCAACCTCCTTCAGCGGCTTTTACTCTCCGAGCCTTTTCCGCTTTCCTCTTTCTCGCCCACACGGTCTGCGATCTTAAAGACAAGCGCGCCGACGGTATTGGAGACAAGGGCGACGCAGCTTATCAGCAAGGTCTGATCTATGATATTTCTGATCAGAGTAAGAAAGACGCAGACGGCGAGCCATACGATAAAGACAGAAGGCGACTTCATATACTCGCGTATTCGCCCGATAAAAGGGAGAGCGGCGAGGATGCAGAGCAGAAGCGAGAAGCCGGATATTGTTTTTGCGCTCCCCTGCTCTATCCAGAGGGGGAAGCACATAAGCACGGTGACGAGGGGCGGGATCACGCAGAGAGCGTAAGCGAGCGCCCTTATCAAAGATCGGCGGCGAACGGTCATACCCGACCGCCTCCCTCCTTTTTGTCATCCGCGGAGAGAGACGCGGCGTACTTTGCGCGCACGATATCCTTAACTCCCTCGGGTATGGTGGTGCTGTTGTTGTAGATCATAAAGAACATCTCGGAGAAATCGCGCACAGCCTGATATACGCTCTCGTCGCGCTCGTTCTTTTCGCCGGCCTTGGCGCGGACCTCGCCGACAAGCGCCTCGAGGCGATCGATCTTAAGATTGTTCTCGTTGTAAGCCTCCACAAGCTCGTTGGTCTTCTCGGCGGTATTGTCGAGCGTACCGGAGATCTTGTTTTTGAGTTTAATAATGCTGTTCCGGATGAGAGTGATTATCAGCACGCTCGCCACAGAGCAGAGCCAGGCGACCGCCTTAACGATATTGTCGGGCTCGGTGAGCTCGCTCAGCCGCCCGATGAGCACTTGATAAACGCTCCCGCCCACGGTCTCTTCTTCGGAGGCGGACTCGCTTGTCTCCTCTCCGGTCTCGCCGGCGGCGAAAACCGAAAACGAAAAAAGAGCGAAAACGAGGGCGATCAGCGCGGTAAAGATAATGATTTTTCTCATAAAAATTCCTTTCTTTATTATGCTTTCAGGCGATCGTAAAACCGACTTTAACGATCGCCTGTCGGCTTGCTTTGTTTTTTCGGATCGGCGCTTGCAGGGACAGTCGGCGGCAGCCTCTATTCCGTGCGATATCCGTCGATAAGGCTCTCGACCCTCTCGTTTGCCTCGATAGAAGCGGCGACCGCCCGGTCCGCCTTGTCGTGCATATCTATCACGGCGCGCCAGAGCAGAGACAGCTCGCTTGTCAGTGAGCCCTGTCTTCTGACCGCGTAGAGCGAGCCGCAGCTTTCATAGACGTAGAAGCAGGGACAGTCGATATCGCCGCCCGGCGTGCGGATCCTTGTGAGATAAACCCCGCCCGGCTCTATCGCGCGCTCTTCGAACGAAGCGACCCCGCAGACGAGCGGAGCGCTCCTGACCGAGAGATCGTCGGTGCGATAGAGAAGGATCTCGGAATGTTCGGGGCAGTCGGCGACGGCGATCATACGATCGTCTATCGGAGACGCTCCCGCGCGCCTGATAGCGGCGACGCTCCCGCATATTTCAAATGTGATCATAACAATCTCCCTGCCGCCGTTTGCGGCGGCGCAATTATAGCATATAGTTTGAAATCCCGCCGCGGCTCCGACAGTTAATTGACCGGTCTGTAAGCAAGCCGTGCGCCGACATAGCCGTACGTGCCACTCTCCGTCAACCGACCGTAGAGAGCCCACAAGCCGGCATAATCCCCGCCGGTGTTTGAGCCGCCGGCAAATAGCACCGTTCCCGATTCGGTGTTGCTGGATATGTCGCCCGTGTATTCCGCCGATGAAGTGCCGCTTGCGACGTTGGCATATACGTAAGACCGCGTCGTCAGGCTGCCGCCCTTTTTCAGGAACTGAATGTACCTCGACGTGATCAGCACACGTGTGAAGTCAAGTAAAACGGAGTTTGTTGTCGAATCCGAATAATACTGCGGCAGACGATGCGCGAAGATCTGGGCTTTGTCGAAAAACACGCCGTCGATCCATTTTCCGCAATGACCGTAGGGGTTTTCTATGCCGAGCATTTTTACGCAATCGGTCACCTTGTTCCAGCCGTTGAGCCCGGGAATATCGTCGCAAGAACCCGTTGGCTCGTAATAATTCCATCCCGTGTGTGTACCGGATCCCGTACGCCCGCCGTAAACGGTCTGAATGTTAGACGTCTTATAGTACATCATACATAAAAAGTTGTAAACCGCGAGCATCGAAAAGTCCTCAAGCTGATAGCCGTTATAATAATTGCCTTCGACGCCGTACGCTCTTGCCGCGCTTCTGCTGTCCGCTCTTGTTATTGCCAAGAGGCAGGTTTGCCCGCTCTTGGAATACATCTTCGATATTGATCCGCTCGCCTCGTACTTGCCGAGCGCGAAATAATCAAGATAAGTCGTGCATGTCGTGTTCTTCGGATCAAGGAAGCAGTCGGGTATGAAGGAATACTCGTCGATACGAACATTTGAGATCCTGATACCGTCGATATAGCCCGAAGCGTCGGTGATCCAGTTTACCCAAATTTTCGGGAATTTAACGAAGGTATTCCCGTCCGCGTCGGTCATTTCCGCGATCTCCGAAAAAGGGAAATAATCGTCAAGATCGTTTTGAACGTTCACGTTAAAATCGACTGTGGTCGTAGTATAGCCGGTGCAGGAGGCTATGTCGTCGGTCCAGGTAAGAACGCCGTCGCTTCTCGTCAGTCCGGTAAAGCCGACCGTCGTCACCTGATCCGACCATCCCGCATAAAGCGTGACGTTCGCGGAGGGCGTGTAGGGGAAGGTTATTCTCGTACCTCCCGCAGCCGCGGTATACCAGCCTGTAAAATGGTATCCCGTTCTTGAAGGGTTTGTCGGACGCGGCACGCTGCCTCCGCTCTGGACCGAGAACAACGCGTAGTCCTCTCCTTCAACCGAAAAGGTAACGTTAAAGCCTTCTTCAATTCCGCCGACACCGACGACGTTATCTCCGCCCTCGAGCGCGAGGATGCAGGTGTCGAAATCCTGCGGATGGATCGGGGCGTGCGAGCCGAGCTTTGTCCTGAGCGCGTTTGCGACAGAGGTCAGAAAGTCGCCGAGATTATCTGATTTGCTCATATATTGTCCGTCCTTTCTTTGCTTTTGTCAAACGCTCGTGTTCAGGGCGGACACGATGGCAGACTGTATCGCCGACTGTATCGCGCCGTCAACGTAGGCCTTTACAACCCTGTTCTGAACCGCGTTTTGAGACTGATCGGACATCTCACTGTCGCAAACGTGGTTCTCGGCGTAATACTTTGAATTGTTGTGATATCTCGGGTCGTCGGAAGATACGGGCTCTCCTCCGATCTCGCCGGTCGCCCACGCCTCGGCGTCTGCGGCGCAGCTCTCCGACTCAAGCACGAGATTGACCAGCGCCGAATAGTCGGATTGAGAGGAGTAATCGCTGTCGGCGAACTCGTTCTCGTCTATTCTGAAGGCGAAGACCGGGCTGTAAAGTATTACCGATCCGAGACTTATGACAAGGCGGGCGTTCACCGTTCCCGACAACTCGGTCACCCTGTTCGATACGGTCACGGCGACGGTATCGGGATAGGCTCCCGCTCTCGAATAACAGATACCCGAGCACAACACCTCGGTGTCGTCGGGCTTTCTGCAATAGAGCGCCGCGCGGCTTCCATCTTCGATAGCAACATGCCTGCCGCTCTGCGTGAAGGTCACCATAAGGCGGTGCGAGCTGCCGTCGCCGCGGGTCATCGGTATGACCGCCTGCACGCCCTGCCTGTCAACGTCGAGCGTGAATTTGTGTATAACTTCCATTTTTTCTCCTTTTCTGTTTCTCTATTTGCGCTCCGCCTTGACGAGAGTGTATCTCGCGCGGCTTCCGTCGGGGTAGGTGACGACTATCTCATCGTACAGTTCTCCCCGCTCGGATCTGCGGAATCCGCTTATCTCAAAGGGCAGAGCGTTGACCGTTTCGGTGAACGAATAGATCCATTTTTCGATATCTTCGATGCGGCGGCGGTCGCTCCCTCCGCCGAATACCGGCAGTTCAAGTCTGATGATATCTCCCCCCTTCTCAGAGTTCGCTCGCCTCGCTGTATGTGCGCGATATAGAGATCAGACGGCAGCCGCCCACACCCTCGATGCGAAGTCGGAGACTGTCGCACCTCCGCGCCCGCACAGTGAAGGTGGTAAGCCCGTTTTGCAGAGGCCCGACGTATACGGGATCGCCGCTGTCGTCATAACTGACAGTCACAGACGCGCGCGCGCCGTCGTCGAGTTTTGCACGCACCGACACCCTCTCGAGTATCTTTCTTCCGCCGCTCTTCGCGCGGATGTCTCCGCTCTCGGCGTACCATGCGACGTCGTCCTCGACAGTTCCCTCTCCGCCGCCCACGATCAGCAGACAGCCGTCAGAGCAGCAGAGCGCGAGCGGACCTCCGCAGTTTTCGGCAAACAGGACTCCGGGGGAGTCCTCCTCGTACCATACGGTGTGAACAGTGTCGTAGACGAGCGCTCTTTCGCCGCCGTCGCCCTTCAAAAACAGATAGTATTTGTCAAGGCAGGTCCCGGCGACCGCGCTCTCACAGCAGAGCCTGCCCAGCATCGAAGAGATCGAATAGGGCATGCTCCCTCCGTAAGCCATAACGCTCACAGGCGATTTGTAGTACATCAGATCTCCCACGCAGACAACGCTTTGCGAACAGCCGCTCTGCACGCCCGCGCATTTTAGAACACTCTGATCAAGCCCGATGATCTTGTGAATGGCGTTCTCTTTGAAGAATACCGGATTGCCCATATAGACGGAGGCGGCGGTGAATGGCGAGTCGGTGCCTGCGTTTATCGAGAGCGCGTCCGCCACGCTGCCGCTCTCGCCGTACCACGAGCAGGGGCAGTCCAAACGGCTCGCGTAGATCCTGTTCTCGGAGACGCTGCATCCCCAGATGCGGTTGCCCGCCGACACGGCGAAGTCGAGGTCGGGCGCTCTCCGATCTATGCTGAATACGCCCTCGTCGTTATTCTCGTCGATCAGCATCAGTCTGAAACTGTTTATCCGCTTGCGAAGCACAAGCAGGGTGGACGTGACCTTCTGCACGATGAAACTGCCCTCGAGCCCGAGCGCACAGAGAGCGGTGAGCGTTCCGCCGCTGCCAGACAGTGTGACGCCGTCACCCTCTTCAATGCCGTCGAAGAGATCGGTATCGGCTGCAAATCCGCTGTCGAATGCGGCTATCCTCGCGCAGTCGGGCTCGACCTCGACAAACGATCCGGCGCTCCCGTCGTAGACGTACTTTTTCAGTTTGCACGGCTGACTTCCGCTGTCGAGCCAGAACCTGCCCTCGAAATCGGAGGGTTGGCTGACCGTAGGCTGGGTGGCGGAGCGGTCGTATTCGGCAGTCTCATATCCTGTGAGCGCAGGCTCTATAAGCAGGAAACCCGAGGTCATCTCACGGCTGAGTTCCATATCGCCGTGCGCGCCCTCCCCGCTCACCCACTTCTTGTCGGGGAATATATACACCCTGCCGTCGTGAGGCACCATCACCTTTTCGCAGTCGGTAAGAGTCAACCCCGCCGCCTCTTCGCCGTCGACGTACAACTGTGTTCCGTCGGCGACGTAGATCTTTCCGGCGCAGCATACGCCGTTGAAACGGTCGTACTCGTCGCCGAGCCTCCGCTTCTCGCGCACAGAGAGCGCAGGCCATCGGTCGGTGCAGACGTTCATCGCAGCGCTGAAGCAGTCCTCGGTCGCAGAGTCGGTGAAGTCAAGCCCGCCGAACGAGTGCACGACCCGCTTTTCGGTCTTTCCGATCTTCAGACCGGGCAGTCTCATAGTTTCCAGCTCCTTTCGCCCACGGGATGATGCCCGCTCGCGTAGAATTTTACAAACTCGTCCCATTTGCTGTTGAACAGTTCCGCAGAACAGTTGTACCTCTCGTTCTCTCCGCTCTCGAGATCGGCTCTCGCGTCGAGATAGAAGAGGTATACGTCCGAATACTCGTCGGGTATCAGCAGCACGGTATCTCCCGGACTGTTATCGTCATACCCCTCAAAACTGTATTCGGGCAGGGGCAGGTGCCTCTTGTAGATCCTGTTGTAGACGACGCTGTCGAGAGCGGACAGGACGGACACCGCCTCGGGCGAAGTCAGCATGCCCGGTCTCGACCTTGCAAGCGCGGCGAGCGCGCCCGCTATGGTCATCTTCCCTCGGACATTTCAGCCGTGTATCTGTCCGCCTCGGCGTCCGCTCTGACGCTCTCCTCGATGACCTCGGCAAAGATCGCGGGTATATCCACGACCTCGCCGGTCTTGATGAGGGCGCTCCTGCCGTTGACCGAGACGAAACGCTCGGTGTCGGCTTTGTTACGGCGCGGAATGTAAATTTTCACCGTCTTTTCGGTTCTTTCGGTATTTGTCAGTGCGCTCGCGTTTGCGCTCGCGCTCGTTTTCTCATTTTTTGCCGCCATTATTGACCGCTCCTTTCGTTATTCCAACTATCGTTTGTCGGTTTGCACCGTGGGGCGGACGCCGCTTGCGCGGCGGCCGCCTTTATGCTTTGTTATCAGTTGCCGGCGAGCGTGGCGGTCGAGAAGGACGAACCCGACTCGACTCTGATCATATAGGGCTCGGCAAGCCTTACGGCAGCCTTCACGCCCTTCCAGCCCACAGACGAACGCTGATTGAGAGGATCGTTGCCGAACCCCTTCTGCTTGACGATCTGTTCGATGCCTCCGCCCTCGATCTCGGTTGTGCCGTAGGCGTCTCTGCCCACGACGAGGGTGGCGAAGGTAGCGACTCCGCCCGCGCCCGCTTCACCGGGATAGATCACGTCGTTTGCGGAGGGAGCGGTGTCGGGAGCGGCGGTGAGAACTATGGTCGCCGATCCCGCCGCGCCGCTCGTCGCGCTTGCGATCTTGCTCTTTTCGCCGCCGATGATAACGTATCTTCCGGCGAGAGCAGTCGCCTGATCGGCGGTCAGCGCCTCTTTAATTGTCACGGTCGCGGTGGCAGAGGCGTAGGACGCGACGCTCAGGTTGCGGTTGCCCGAGGTCAGATCGTCCGCCGAGTAGATCTTCGCCTCGGAGGTCTGCACAAAGCGCACTCCGCCGATAGAGCCTATCTCGCCGCGCATGATGTTTGACGGGTCGGTGTACTTGGATATGTCCACCCACTTGTCGCCCGCCTCCTGCATGATGTCGTACGCGACGTAGGGGTGTACGATGGCGATATAATATCCGTCAAAGGTGGGCGCGTTCTGCGAGCGCAGAGCCGCCGCCGCTTTGAAGATGTCCTTCACGCGCAGGAGAGCGGTCGTTCCGAGCGCAGATCTGGACGATACCGTGGTCTCGACGCCCGAACTGACCGCCGGGCAGTACATAACGTTGGTGCCGCCCAGCATGGCGTTCCTTACCACCGTGTCCATCGTGCGTCCCGCCTGGTCGGCAAGCACCTTGGTGGCTTCGAGGATAACGCTGTCGATAGCGGTCATCTCGAACATGTCGGTCATCTCGATGTAGTCGCCGTACTGGTCGACAGTCGCGGTGACCGGTACTACGGTCAGTTTGTTGCCGCTCGGCGTAACGCCCTCGGCAACAGGCGTGAGAGCCTTGTCGAGAGTGTTGAACTTGCGGAATTCTATCGTCTTGCCGCTTCCCTTGGGTATGGGTCTTTTCTGAGCGAACTGCTCGTGTACGAGCGCGGGCGACGCGTATTCGATGAGCACCTTGTCATAGAAGGTCTTCATTTCGCTGCTCATACCGCCGCCGCTGTAACTCGTGACCGAGCCGGTGCTTGCGTTCACGTAGCCTTCGGTTCCGGCAACCGAGTCGCCTTCAGCGAAAAACTGAAGGTCGAATTTAAAATTATTTTTCATTTTGCCTGTCATTCCTTTCATACTTGCGCTTATCGCGCTGCACTGCCGCGTCATCCGAGAATGTCGGAAAGCCCGATGCGCTCGCCGCGCGAAGCCCTCTCGACCGCCGCCCTTATCTCGCCGGCGGTAAGGCTGGACACCTCGCGCCGCACGGGAGCCGCGACCCCGTTCATATGGGGCGCTCTGCCTCCCATGCTGCCGATGGAGCGCACCGCGTCGAGCGCGCCACGCCTTTCGGCTTCGGATATCAGCCTGTCCCTGTGAGTGAGCAGATAGGCGTCGGCGTAGGACAGCCCGAGCGAGAGGTAGTTTGAAAATGTCTCGCTCTTCTTCTCCGCTTCAAGTTCGAATCCGGGGTAAGCCTGTCTCGCCTCTTCCTCCATTCTCGCGCTGTCGCTTTCGCTCACAGGCGGGGTGCGCGGAGACTTAAGCCGCGTTTCGAGCGCGGCGATCAGCCTGTCTCCTCTCGCTTCGTCCTCTCCGAGAGTCTGCGCGACCCTTCTTTCAAATTCCGAAAGAGAATCGCGTTCCGCTTCGGCGGTCTTTGCTTCTCTGAATCTGCGGTCTATTATCTTTTGCGTTCTTCTGGCGAATTCCTCGGCGAACTCTCCTCTGATCAGCTGCTCAAAGCGCTCGCCGATATCTTTGCCCGCGTGATCTTCATTTGCCCCCCGCCCGGCGTCGGCGGAGCCTTCGGAACTGTCGTCCGTTATCTTTTCGCCCGTTCCATCGCCGTCCCCGAAGATCGTAAGGACGTCGAAGTTCTTTTCGTTTTCACGCATTTTATACCCTTTCCTAAGGCGAGACGTACTCGCTTATCCCAACGTATCCGGGGTAGGCGTCTGAGATCATCACCAGACCGAGACACGCGCTTTCAAAAAGCCCGTTTCCGCAGCCCTCCTCCCCGTCTTTGAAGACGCAGAAGAAGCATCCCGAACTTATGCGGTATTCGAACGCGCTTATCTTTCCGCGCTCCTCCAGCCTTTCAAGCCCGGCGGCAAGCGAGGCGCACAGGGCGGATACGCCCGCGCAGACTATGTCGCTCCCCTTGCGGGCAAATCCGGAGTGTCCCTCGACCGACATCAGATGCCTCTTTCCCTTACTGATGCATTCGGCTTTTATCACGTCGCACCGCCCCTGTTCTTGATGAGCTCGATCATCCTCTCCCTGCCCTCGAAATCCATCATCTCAAGGCAGAAGAGCGCCTCGTCCCTCCGTTCGGGCGCAAACATACCCGCGGCGAAGAACTCTCTCGCAAGTTCGTTCAGAGCGGCTTTGGTGTAGGGCGACTGCCTGACGGCGCGAGCCGTGATGTCGAATGAGGGCAGTCTGTCGCCGAACACGCCCTGCTTCCGGACCGATATACCGCGGTTGTCGAACTCGGTGAACCGGTCGCCCTCCGCGGAGGTTATGCGGAAGCACCTGGGCAGGGTGTAGAACTGTCTGATAAGTTCGATCATGAGCGTGCAGACCTCCTCGTAAGCCCTGTAACTCTGCTTGATCATGTCGCGCGAGAGTTTGTTTCCCGCCTCCTGGAGCGCCTCGATGGCTGACGCGGCGGTGACTCCGGAGTTCGTGCCCCCTTGATTGAAATCACGGTTGCCCGAAACCTCCTTGATCTCCCTGACCTTGTATTCGAGCAGGTCGAGACATGCGCCGTCAAGTTCGGTGACGTTTATCGGCATGACCGAGTCGGAGGGATCTCCCGAGCCGCTGTAGTGCACTATCGGGCTCGTCCAGTCGGTGAACTCCTCCTCGTTGATGCCGCTCGCCTCTCTTGCGAAATAGCGCCTGTACGCCGCCATCCTCGCGTTTTCGACCATCGCGCTCTCGAGTTTGTCGATATGCTCCTGTCCGCTCTTCAGCAGTCTGGTAAGCCCGAAGCCGCAGGGCGTTCCCTTGCAGGCGAACAGACTGTCGAAGACGAAGGGATATCTGCCGTGATCGTAATAACCGCGCTCTCTGTAAGCGGGATCTTTCTCGGAAGCGTAGACGACCGTCCCGCAGACGCTCCTGCAAAAGTGCAGCACAGTTCTTCCGTTTATCCGCTTTTTGTAGTACCTGTCGATCACCGCGTGTCTCTCGGGTCCGCGCGATCCGTTTATATCGACCGCGGGCGTATAGCCGCCCCCGGAAAGGGTCTTCTCAAGTTCGGGATAGAGCGATATTATGCTCTGATCGGTGCAGTAGGTCACATGAAACACGCTCGCGCTGTCCTGAATGTCCGAAACGCCCGGCTCCCAGTACAGGTCGCAAAGGTCGACCCGCCTGACGCTCACGTCGCCAAGCCCGCCGAGCGCGAGCGGATCCCAGAAAATGCCGTAGACCGCGCATCCGTGCTTGAGTTTGTCGTACCAGCAGTCCGACCAGGTCTTTTCAAAATCGCATCTGTCAAACAGAGCGGGGAGTATCTCGCTCAGTTGTCCGGCGCTCTCGATGTCGGAGACCTCGCGGGGCAGTACGGTCACCGTAGGTATGCTGTCCATCGCGTCCGAATGCTTCGCCGCTATGCTGTTGAACATCCATCCGCTCCCGCTCTTGCCTTCGCTGTCCTTCAGTTCCCACCTTCGCTCATTGTCCGCCATCTCAAGTTCGAGCGCGCGCTTGCCCGGGCGGTAACGCTCGAGCAGATGAAGCCCCGCAAGCGCGAGATCACGCGCGCGTTCGTCCTTCTCAACGCGCGGCAGCCCTTTGTTTTTGTTTCTCTTCGGCATTTTTCCTCCTCAACCAATCACTTATGAATTCTTCCTTATTGCTTATATTCGGAAGTTTTTCGACAAACTTCCCGTTTATCCGATATATTTCGCCGTTTTTACCTTGCTACAGTTCGACGTTTCCCCAATCTCCCCGCCGTCTCGGCGTGAGCGGCCTCGCCATGCAGAAGTATCTGAACGAGTCGGCAAAGTGATCCTCGCCGTCGGTGTCGAGGTCCTCAGGCTTCACGCTGCTGTATCTGAGCAGCGGCAGAGTCCTTATCGCGTGCTCGCAGCTGTTGAAAAACTGCACCTTGGGCAGTCCCTCGCTGTCGAAGGAAAGCCGCCTGTGACATTCCATCCAGCCGGCGATGCGCGAATTGTCTCCTCTGTCGAAGTGGACGAAATGCCTGTCGGCAGAGTCGATTATCGCGTCCCCGCGCGAAGCATCCCAGATCGACGGGTCGGCGACGCCGATTATCTGCCTGCCCTTCAGCCATCGGTGCGAACTCTCGATCTCGTGTATCGCAGAAAATATGCGGTCGGGATCCCACTTGACCCCCTCGTTCGGCAGACCGGTGCATCCGTAGAGCTGCAATATGAGATATGCGCGCCCGTCGTAGTCGATCGCCCACCACGAGCAGTCGAAGGGGCGGCTGTAGCCGAAGTCGAACGAGCGGTATATGACGTAGTCGCGCGGAACCTCGAAGGGCTTTATCACGTGCGTCCACCGCCTGCTCTCCTGCGCGCTCTCGTCGCCTATCACAAAGTCGTCGAAAAAAGCTCCGTCAAGCGCGTTCCAGTCGCCGTCAAGCCAGGCGCGCCTCAGTTTGGGCGGCAGAGCCTCGAGCTTCGCTATGTAGTCGGGGTCGGCTGTGCGAAGGGCGATGTTGTCGGAGGCGAGCGAGCGGATGAACGAATAATCGCCCGCCTTCTCGCCGGTGTTATATTTCCTGTCTATGAACAGCCGCTTGATCCAACCGTGCCCGATGCCTCCGGGGTTGCAGGTCAGATATATACGCTTGGGAAAAGGATTGACTCCGCGCACGCTCGCCTTGATCCTCGAATATGTCTCCTCGCTGAAATGGGTCGCCTCGTCGATGAAGATAACGTCGTTCTCTATGCCCTGAAACTTGTCGGCGTCCGACTCCCTCGCGCAAGCGCGGAAGGTTATCACAGAGCCGTTCGGGAATGAAAGTTCGCGCCTCGAGTCGTTGTAGACGGCGACGCCTGCAAGCATATCGCGCATGTTGTTTATGTGATTCGAGCGCAGTTCGGGATATGTCCTTCTGACTATGCAGATGCGTATCCCGGGAAAGCGCAGGGCGAGAAGGGCGGCTTTGACCCTCACAGCCCAACTTTTCCCTCCCCCGCGCGCGCCGCCGAAGGCAACGTATTTGTGCCGTTCGAGAAAAAACTGCCTCTGTTTTTCGCTTGGTTCGGGTATGATAAGCCTCATATTCACTCCGCATAGTCGATATCGGAAAACTTCACGGTTATCTCCGCCGCGCCGCTGCCGCCGCCTCCCTCGTGGTCGGCGCGGAACTTCGCCCTCGCCATGCGCTGGCTTTCCCTTTCGGACTGGGTGGGTATGTCGAGCAGATTGCGCCTTATCGCAACGGCGTCCTTTAACGCGGAGGCTATCTCCTTGAGTTCTTTAGCGTCCGAGTCGCGCTCGAGCGCGCGCTGAATGGAATTCTCAAGCCCGTCGGCAAGGTCGATAAGCCCCTGCAATCGCTTGTCAGGCTTTGACGCCATTGTGCGCGCTCCTTTCGTATTTGTGTGAGCGCAGGCTGCACTCGCCGCCGAACTTCTCGCGCCGCCTTTCGCGCTCTCCGGCGCGGTCGATTATGTCGCGGAATATGCGAAAGCCTCGCCTCGCGCGGCTGTCGGCGCTTGTTCCGCTCATGTTGTAATTGCCGCGAGAGCCGAGCGGAGCGATATTCTTTCTGAACAGTTCGCACTGCCTGTCCGCCGCTTCACGGTCGGTAAAGAGGAGGTTGTCAACGTCTCCCTCGAGATAGCGGGGAGATGCGCTGCCGTCGTCGCACACGATGGTGTAGGCGAGCGTGCGTGTCCTCGCGGGGTCGTCAAGCCTCACCCTCGACACCTTCACGACCGAAGCGGGGCGCACCTTGTAGATAAACACCTCGTAAACGCGATCCCCTACGCCAAGTCTGCCATTGTATTTTTTCTCCTGCAATTCAAACACCCTTTCAAATAATTCACGTCTCAGTCTCAGTCTTAGTCTTAGTCTTAGTCTTAGTCATAGGCGCAAGCCCCGGTTTGTTTCGTTTCGTTTCGTTTCTTTTCTCTTCTTTTCTTTTCGTTTCGTTTTGTTTCGTTTTGTATTGTGTTTGTATGAGATATTCGCGCGGCTTTCCGGCGATCAAGAAGAGAGATCAGGTCGCGTCGAGCGCGTCCTCGGCGAACTCGATCCTTATGCAGTTGTCGCAGCCAACGATGTCACCGTCAGCACTTTTGTAGATAAGTTCGCACTCTTTGCCGCAGACAGGGCAAACGCGGTCGGACTCGCCGTCGCACGCGCTGCAGCCGTCGCACTCGCGTACGCCGCGTACGCAGACAAGCGCCAAATTCATCGCACTTCCTTCCTATTATATATACGCTCATATCGGCTGACGCCGCATTCTGTGAACCGTCGCGCGCTGTAGACTGCCTCATTCTGTAGACCGTCGCGCGTCGAATCAGACGCGCGAACGCTCCTCGCGTTGCCAAATCGCCGATGTCGAACATTTGTTCGTGCTGACTCTGTTATAGCATACGGCAAAATCCACAGCAAGTATTAAAACTATGCAAAAGGTACGAACATTAGAACGTTAACAACTCAAACACAGCGCGGTCAACACAGTGCGCTCAAGGCTGTCTGTTCAGAATCACGGATGCAATTCAGGATCGAGGCTATCAATTCAGAATTCACGGATATCCTTTAGGATCAAGGCTGTCTGTTCTGTATCAAGGCTGTCAGTTCATAATTCAAGGTTGTCAATTCTGAATATCGGTTGTCTAATCGCTCAACTCGCGGCAATCGCCCCGCGAGCGGGCGTTCAGGCGAGCAGTTGCTTTTCGCTATGCGAAAAGGAGAATCAGAGCATACGCGCACGCGGCGAGTTTACTCGTAAGCGGGCGCGTATGCTCTCATTCGTATTTCCCGAAGGGAAACAACTGCGAGCGGGCGGCGGGTGGAATGGCGCGCGGCGGGCGGGCGGCGAGCGAACGGCGCGCGGCGAGCGGTGGGCGATCGCCGACGAGCGCTGTATGGAAGTTTTCGCCCGCCTTTTTCAAAAGGCGGCGGGGCGCGGGGCGAGGAGCCCCGCAGGTCAAGCGGGGGTGCGGGGCGAAGTCGGGCAAAATCAGGTTGACAAACAGGAGAGATAGCGATATAATCTTAATATACAGGTAAAGCGTCCGAGACGCATTAAAAGCGAGACGAAGAGAGGAACATACAGATGGAGATACTGAAAATAAAAGACCTTACGGAAGGCAACTCAACGATATACTTACTTGTAAAGGAGATTAGCCAGAAGATAGCGCGCACAGGGAGGTCCTATCTTACGGTGATGCTGACAGACGGCAAGGACAGCATCGCGGCGAACATGTGGGACATCACGGCGGAGCGTTTCCCGGCGACGGTAGGCGAGGTAGTGTTTATAACTCTGCGGGCAGCGCCATACAACGGAAAGATGTCATACACGATAGAATCGGCGAGAGGTCTGGTATATTCAGACCCGGTACAGAAGGCCGACTTTATAAAGAGCGCGCCGATGCCGGCTGAGGAGCTGTTTGACAAATGTCTGGAACTTATAAGCAGATACGTAGCCGACGCAGACTTCAAGAAGATAGGCGAAACGGTATTCAAAGAGAACAGGGAGGCTCTGCTTCACTCGGCGGCGGCGAAGTCGGTACACCACAGCGGTGTAGGCGAACTTTTGTGGCACGTTTACAGGATGGCGCTCACAGCGCCGAGGGTAGCGGACGTATACAAGCTGAACAAAGACCTGCTGGTCACAGGCGCGCTGCTGCACGACATAGGCAAGCTGCGCGAACTTGATACCGACGAAATGGGGATAACCAATTACACGGTAGACGGCAACCTGTTCGGTCACCTGCTGATAGGCGCGGAGATGATAGAGGAATACGGCAGGAGATGCGGAACGCCGGAAAACAAGATCCGGGCGCTCAAGCACATAATAGTTTCGCACCACGGAACGCGCGAATTCGGCGCTATTCAACTCCCGGCAACGCCCGAGGCATATGCGGTATACATGCTCGACACTCTCGATTCAAGAATGTACATATACTCATCCGAACTTGAAAAGATCAAGCCGGGGGATATGTCCGAAAAGGTGTTCTTCCTTGACGGAACTTCCATTTGGAACTCGGGACTGTGA